TAGGCGTCGCGGGCAGTAGTGACCCGCAGACAGTTACCCGGCGGCAGCTTGAGAAGTAAACCAGTGAGACCTGTCCGCCCGCGCCGAGACGACGTCGGGACCTTTTCAATTGAGAATCGTTCACTCATTGGTACTATCCTGCCGGTTGATGATTACGTCGGTCCGATCATTGTGAATGACGGTATGCTCGTCGAGCAGGCCAAGGCTCTGGATGTAATCGATGGTGTCTTGTGGGGTCTTCATGTAGGCAACCTGCACCTCCATCTTGCCGTCCGGTATTCTATGTGTGACGCATTTGCCTGCCTTAATTATCTCCGGCTCATCCCCATGCAGGACGATGGTGACAACGGTGTGCCCGTCTTTATGTTCAGCTACGCCTATGATCATGGTTGTTTCCCTTTAATCTTGGCCAGCGTTAGTCTGTGTGCCTTACTGCGGGCCCGTCGTAGGTGACAGGCTTTGATCGTGTAGTAGTTCATAGGTTGCTGTGTCCATGGCCCCTTGCTCCTGCAACAGGTCAGCCCATGCTCTCATGTACAGGACCACGTCACGCATCTCGGTGTAGTATAGTGGTCGTCGCTTTAGCCACAGCTTATACCACACTCGCTTTCGTGGGATGCGGCTGATCACGTTTGGATCCCGTAGGAATTCCAGATTGATCATGTCCTCCTGCGTCAGCCCGAAACCGAACAGGGTTTTCAACAGTTCGTGATGGGTCTGGCCAGTGATGGGGCATTGAGCTGCCATCCTCTGTCTCCAGGTAGCTTGTTCCTTGGCCCCTATTGGAATCCTAGGACTCAATTGGCCCGGCGTCAGGCCCAACAGGGCACACACCAACACGCCGCAGTTGCAGCGGCTAGCTTCATGCCAGTTGTAGTGGAATCGACCCTGCTCCAAGGCTGAAGCAGCCGCTCGTAGGGATGTTATTAGTTTGGTTTTCATAGAGATTGAATCTGTCCGGCTGTGGTGAAATGCGCCTCACCACAACTACGCATCAGGGCCACGATTTCCTTGCGCACGGATGATTTGCCATAGGAGATGCAGATGCGTTTCGGCTGATCGGCGCACAGCACCGGACAGAAAAGGGTTGTTAACAGATCTCAAAACTGCCGCCGCATTCCCGTAGGAACTTAGCAAACTCCAACACGTGCTCTTTGTCTGTGTAGTGCGCCGTCTTGGCCCCCTCAGTTCCCGCTGGCACAAACCGCCCGGTCTGCGCGTCGCAATACATGCCGCAATCAGCGGTGTATTCCTCTGGCCCGTCCGCAACATGCGCCTCAATGGCATCAGCCAGTGCATCGCAGTCGGCCTGATTGTGTAAGCCAGCTCCGTCGTTCATCGACCATCCGGATAGGTCTAGGTTGAGTGCATACTTCTGGTTCAGGTCGTAGCACAGCACGTGAATCGGGCGCCACGACCATACATTGGCCCGGAAGTAATTGCCGCTCTTTCCGTATACGTCCATTCCCATAGTCATTCACCTCCTCTCATCAGTGTAACCGAAATAGTAACCGTGCCCCTTACGGTGGGAATAGGAACCGCTAGCCATGGCCCGCCCGCCGAGCCATGCTATACAGGGGCACGGGGAAAGACCGATAACAGTCCAACCCCAAACTCGTAGGCGTCTTTGAAATTCTTGAACGTGGCGCTGCCACGCAGTGGATTGACGGCATACGCATTGGGAGCTAGCCAATTCGTGTTCAGCTCCCAATCCACCCGCCACCTGTCGGTTGTTGACGGGGACTGCAACCACTGGCTTAGCACTGGCAGGTCGGTGTCTGGCCCGCCCGTTAGCACCTCATAGGGGAAAGCCAGCGCACCAAGCGTGGCTTTGATCGCATCGCGTCTGTTCATGCTTCATCCTCTCTTTCGTAAAAGCTACGTGCATTGCCATCCGCCACCGTCTGTTGGCCAAGCTCACGCATCGACTCCACCACCGCCTGCTTGATTATGCTGATAAACTTAGTCTCCATCGATGTCACGTGCGGCTCTAGCTGGGCCGGCTCGCAGTACAGTTCAACGGAGAAATCCTTACCCTTCCCATCCGGCCTGGGGATTTCTTCTGCCTTAACGATGAGTTTAATCATTGTCCTCCTTCAATACCCTCCAACTTTGGCGATCGTATACCAGCCTATCGTTGTACCACATCTTCATCACGCCCAGCGGATGCTCATTTAAGAATTGCAGCACCTCCGCCGTGGACTGGGTCTCAATGACATTGAACCTGTCGACCCCGCGTCTCCACTCACAGCGCCAGCCCGTCCGCACTGGTACCACTGGCACTGGCTCAGGCACCTTCGCCAGCGCCCCAGGCAGTAATGGCGCCGCCGCCGTAGCTAGCGCCGTCTTGGTTATGAATGATCTTCGGTTCATTTATTCCTTTCCTGTTATCTCACCCACCATCGTGTGCAATGCCTCGATTAACCGGCGCCTCAGCCATACCGCTTCTGCTTTGGTGTCGTAGTCCGGGCCTACGTTGAAACTTTGGTTGTCCACCTTCAGCCGCACCTGCCACACGTCAATCGACGACCTATCCCCGTCGATAAACTTGATCACGACGTAGCGTGCTTCGCGTTTCATTAGTTCTTCTCTGGGTTAAAGGGCAGCGCGAACATGCGCCGCACCAATTCTTTCTCGCGCTCATCAGTCATCTCAGTGTCGAAAAATACTATGCTGGATTGCGGTGAGATGCTGATAAAGATCTCCAGTGTCTTTTGGATCGTCTCCTCACTGGAGCCACCTTTGCGCATAACATTGATGGCGAATTCGCGTCGCGTCATAACCTATGGCTCGTGCACGATCACACAGCCCTGATCAGCGTAGCGCCTGCGATCGAACATCGTCCGAAACGTGATGTTGTAGTTATCCCGGTCCGGATGCTTGAACACGACGCACCCTTTGCCCAGCGCATCGGCATACCGCTTCACCTCTGCTAGGTCCTTCCAGTCCATCTTAAACGGACTGCCGTGGACTGTTTTCATGCTATTCCCTTTGGTTTGTGGTTTGTGTATTGAGGAGACGGGCCCTGATCTTACTCAGTGCGCCTGCCTCCACAAAATCTACGCTCTGCCGGCTGATGCCTAGCATCTTGGCTACCGTCAATTGATCACGTACCTCCGTTAACTGGGCCGCGATAGCCCGTCCCGTCTTAATCTTAGCCATGCGTATCTGTTCACTGCCCGATTCCAAGCGCCGCCGGTATTGTTCGTTCATTGGAAAAACAAAAGGCGGTGAATAGCGGCTGACACTGGCTCGAATGGAGGGGGGGACCAGCATCTTACCACTATCACCGCCTAAGAAATTAAAAGGGGCATGCGCAATTGTCGGTGTGGCAAAGCGCATGCCCCGCTGTACTGCTAATTCGACCTATTCACAGTCCACCCGTTGTGACCCTTCACCATTGCTAGGGTCCGGGTAGTATACTCTCCTCTTGGCGATCTACTCGTGTCATCCTGTCGGCATGACTTCTTAGCCCCGTCGCCGGGCAGCGTGCCTGATTGATATGCTCTCCGCTTTCCATGCCAGCCCATCCTTGACGCTAGCTCCGTCGCTCCCTGGACTGCGAGCCCCGTCTGTCCTGGCAAAACCCACCAGCCTTTCAACGCTGATAGGACACCGAAAAATTCATAGCTAGGCCCCTCTGCGAAGCCTCCAAAAGCAGTCATCTTAGCCAACGTGAGCTCGCCCTAAGGCGGCTGGGGCCCTACGTAGGTCGCGGCTAACGACCGTTCAAGCCAACCGTCAGCGGTAACAGGGAGCCAGTATCTGGGCTTTCACCCGTGACGACTCCTTGATCCTGCCTAAGTCTATCAATCCTCTGTATTCCCCCACGGTATCTCATTCTTAGGGGCCGTACAATCCAACCGTCAGATACTACAGGCGGTTGTCCTGCCTACCACACAACCCGTAACCGATTATGCGCGCCCGTTTGTCTGGGCCGTGACCGCGCTGTTTTCGTGTACTCCCTTGCCCTATCACGATTGAATTCCCTGAGTTTAACAGGGTAAGAGGCAAGCTTTCTCCGTTGTGTAGTTTTGTCTTTTCGCTGTGTGCTCCTTTGTCCCCCCGTATAACCTACGGAGGGACAGTGCGTATAAGCCTAGCCTTAGGCCTTGGCAGGCTCACCGGCGGGTTTGTTGGCCCGTTTCGGACCATTCGCTGCCAACTGCTCCCGCGTCGCCTGCAAGGCAACCTGAGCCTCCGCCTTGTCCTTCTCCGCCTTGCTGGCCTTCCGGGTTTTCATCCCGTCCAACCAAAAGACCAAGATGTCAGGCATGAGACCGATGGACAGATCCCCCTTCGGCTCGCCGTGATCCGTGAATACGCGCTGTTGCGCGTCATGCCAGGAAAGGAAGTCCAGCGGAGTACAGGTTTTCCCCGAAAACTCCACCGTGGTCTGCTCGCGCCAGCCCACTTCCTTCCCCTGCGCCTTCTTTTTCACGTCACCAAGCTTCGGATCCTTCTCCTTGCCTTGCACGTCATTGGCAGCGGACTGGCAAGCCAGCTCCGCTTGCTGAACGTCATACCCGGCAGCCTTGATCATGGTCGCGATCTTGGCATGGAAGACAACGATCCGTTTGGTACTGATTTTCATGTTTCCCTTTTGTCCCCACTGTCACGGCCCAGCCTAGAACACGGGATCTATCACGTGGAAAGCTTAAGGCAATTCGCCTCGCTTCACGTGCCTATTCCGATCCCCATCCCCCAGTCAAACACGGTTTGACCGGAAACCTAGCCTGCTAAAGCTAGATCAAGTGCCTTGCACTAAGGAGTGTTCTCCGCAAGTGCCTTGTCCAGAAGGACAAAGGAGCACACTGCTATTTGACATGCTGAGTCTATTCGCTCGCAGGAACGTTCCTCCCGTTCCTTTAACCAAGTGTGAATACAGGCCTTTTGCAGGCCGTTAAGCTTCACCGGGCAAACCGTGATGCTTCACCGATGTTCCGCTGGGGAAGTGTCGCCAGAGTGTCTCGTTTCGCGTGTGCGCCGTTTCACCTGGGTGTTGAAGCTTTCGCAGTCCCGACGTGAATCGACTGAGCGGAGGCTGGCCGCTGAAAGGGCCGAAGTCCGATCTGGTTCTATCATCCCGATTGCTATGGTAGGCAATCTAAAGGTGAGGCGAGGTTTATGCTCGCGTTGTTTCCAGCATTGAAGTTTGTCAAAGGTCGCTGACGGTCATAGGAGCCTATTCCCCGAGTCCAGGATGCCAGAGGCTGGCAGAGACTGAACTCACCGTCGACAGGCATTGTCGTTGAGTCTACCTCAACAGTCAATAGCGAAGATACCCTGTGTTTACGGGGGTGAAATGAGATAGTGTAGGATCTACACACGCTAGGACAAGCTGTGTCTAATCCCCCTCCTACTGGGCAGTATACAAACTAGGTATAGTCGATTGGTATGGCTTAAGCTGTGTAAGCATAAATCGTGCCCGTTTCAGAGTCTCCGCTTTCGTTCAGGTATGCTTTTTAGTTATACCTAGTTTCGCTGGTCTGCCGCCAGCTACAGCGGGAAATCCCTTCGCTAGGGAAACGGCAGAGCACACCACTAGCCTGCAATCGACTGGCCAACCGATAGCTTGCGCAAACCGTTGAGCCTGAGCAGTTCGCATGCCGACCCAGTGGGGGGAGCCGGGGGCCCGCCGGGGGGTCGCGGAACCATGTATAGGATCGCCTTCTCTACTCTGGCCAAATTGTATGTAACCAGGATGGGTTGGGAGCTGTCCGCAGGAGTGGCTTTTCCACCATTAGACCCAGTCTGTGACTGGCTCTGGCCTGGACTGGCTGGATTGCTCCTTTCCCTTAACAATCCCTATCCTAAGACACAGATCCAGACCCAGAATCAGACCCACTGTAGCGTGTTAGGGTTTCGTGAGCTTGCGTTAGTGAGCGTTAGCAACCGTTATCGAAATGCTTGACTGAGCAAGTGGGCGGGGTCATTCTGAGCGAGATGTTTCAGCCACAGATCAAGCTAGAGCTACCAGCCTACGAGAATCGGAACGAGCTATTGTGGAGCGGCATCCGGAATGTTCCTGGATGTTACGGCTGTTACAGCGACGAGTTCGAGTGGCTGTACATAGGGGCATCGAAGCGGCTTCTGGACAGAATCATGCAACGTTATGTGGATCAGCATGATGGGCGAGGTAAGGGTTGGAAGTTAGGAGGCTGTATAGAATGGTATGTGGACATGCCGGCCGCGCACCTGGGGTGTCTTTTATACGTTTGGCGCACAGAGCATTACGTTAGGCTTGAGCGCATGCTTATCAGGAAATACGCCCCGATTTTCAACAAGGCCTTCAACCCGAACTATTGCAAATGAGTCAGCTATACGCCCGGGTGTTCACGCAGATCCTGGATTCGTCGATTGCGGAGGATTTTGAGGCTAGGCATGTTTTCGAGGATTTCCTGAAGGTATGCACGATAGGGGAGCATGGTGGGATAGTGGACATAACGCGGAGTGCATTAGCGCGGAAGTTCAACATGCCGCTGGAGAATTTGAACAGGGCGATTGAGAAGCTAGAGGCGCCGGATCCGTCGAGCAGGAATGCAGAATTCGAAGGGCGGCGGATAGTGAGATTGGATGATCATCGGGACTGGGGGTGGAGGATCGTGAATTGGGCTGAGTATGACAAGTTACGGACGCGGGCGGACACAGCGGCGAGGGTGGCGCGGCATACGGCCAGGAAAAGGGCCAAGGAGAAGGGGGAGGAGCCGCCGGAGGTGCCGGTTGGGAAATATCACCCAGCCACCGTGGAGGTATTGAATGCCATAAACCGCTTAACTGGGCGCAACTATCGACTTGTTGATGTCCATCTATCGACCATCTCGGCACGGCTTAAGGAGCCTGGCGTCAGTCGGGAGGGGGCGCTGTTGATGGTGGAACGGCAGTGTGCGCGGTGGAAGGGCACGGACATGGATAAGTATTTGAGGCCAGCGACGTTATTTGGGAAGGAAAAGTTCGATAATTACTATGCGGCCAAGGATGAACCGGTGAATGCTCCAGCTGCGGCTAGTGGGAGCCATTTTGTAGAGAGGCGGGAGGGATTAGAATTGCCGTTGATCACGTTTGAAGAATTTGCCAAGAAAGGCCAACCAAAGAAACCTTATGAACCCATCCCCCCAAGACAGCCTGAGGCCTGAAGAGCTGGACATGTTCAATCGGTTAAGACCGGACGCCCACATGAAGGGCTCAGGCGCCCCGCTAAGGCACCTGGCTGCCACGCTGCGGGGTTTTCCGGAGTGGGACAGGGGTCTGGCGGCCCTAAAGGCTAGGATTGGCACTGGCTTCCTTGTCTTGCTGACTGGGGACAGGGCGATTGGCAAGACGCAGATGGGGGTGGAACTGATTCGGACGATGGCGGACCGGGATAAGCCGGCTCGGTATACGACGTTGACGCGGTTTTTGATGGCGATAAAGGCGACATATCGACGGGATAGCGACAAATCGGAGGGGGACATCATGAAGTTTTACCGGAATTTTCCGCTGTTGGTCATCGATGAGATCTCCAAAGCCAGAGGCACAGAATGGGAGGAACAGCTTCTGTATGAGCTGATTAACAGCCGGTATGGGGATATGACGGACACGCTTCTCATCACTAACGCGACGACGGAGCAGCTGAAACGCACGGGTGATTCGCTGCTTAGCCGGCTCCAGCAGACAGGGGGGATTATCGAATGCAATTGGAGGCCATTCGCATGAGTGGGCGGGGTAAACATCCCAATTCGATTGAGTGGGTTTATAGGCGGCGCCAGTATCTGCGGGGGGATCCTGATTATCATCGGTTTTGGTGGCACACAGCGGCCAACCAATGGGGCCGGCTACCACCCGATGAAGCGTCTGAGCCGGTGGAACGGCTGGACCCGGCCTGGCCAGTTTCAGTCAAGAGCAGTCCGGCCTGGGTGGAGGAAGATTGGCTGGCGTTTTTGGACAAGGCGGAGGCAGCCGCATTTAGGGACAACGCTAAATATGGTAAAAACAAGCGGCCTCGTCCTCACAAGAATAGTGGTTGGGCAGCGGGATTGTCGGAAGGGGTGCGCCGGGGCGCCATCGCTCCAGTGCGGGATCTCTATCCACACACTAACCGTGATGAGCTAGAAGCTAACCGCCGTAACTTGGCCCGGATGCTGGCCTGTATCCGCCGGGGAGATTCTCCTACAAAACCGTTGCCTAGCCCAAAATGTGATCCGCTTCCGCAAGATTGGAGCACAAACTATCAACCGCCCTTGCTGGATGCAGAAGCCCGCGCAGATGGTTGAAGTAGTGACCTGATAGAGGCCGTCCGCTATTTGTAGATCCAGACGTTGGTTAAGATCCACAGATTGGTGAGGTTGGTTATGTTGGTCCACGTGAGGTTGGTCATCACGACCGGAGAGTTGGTCCTAATCGCATAATCGACCCATTTGCTTTCCAGCCGTTTAATCTTGGTCACGCTGGACACCTCGTCTGCGCTTAACAGTATATCGATGTCCTGCTCTTTGGCCACCAGGCGCCTGTTTCGTGTGACTGTGATGATCTCATACCGCTCCGTAGCAGGCCTGAATGGAGCCCCATCTATCGAGGGGTGAGTTTGGTGATAGATTAAAAGGTAAGGATTACGACGCAACTGAGCGCATGTTGAGCAGCCCGATTCGTTGCTGCTCTCCACCACGTTAGTCACTAGCGTAACGATGATCGCGGCGAGGAAGTTTGTCATGGGCTGTGTTGAATTGAGCGCGGTGTTTCATTAGGTCCGGAGCCGATAGGTAGGCGAATACCCGTTGGCGGATCTCCCGCCACACCATGCCGCGCTCAAAGCCTTGCTAAGGGTCAGTTGTTCAGCGTAGAGATTAACAGGAGGAGCCTAGCCGTCTCTTCTTGGCGCCGTTTGCGTTCGGCTTCTTCCTCCTCCTCTTGCTGCCGTTTCTTCTTTTCGTCGTCGTTCATAAGCCTGTTGTTTTAATAGATAACCAAAGGGCACGATCTGCAAAGGTTTACCGGTTTTCTTGGCGCGGCTGATTGTATCGGCGGTGCCTCGGGACAGGCCATCCCAGAAAGCCACGACCTGGTCGGCTTTCTCCACGATGACGGCGTTGCGTAATAGTCCGGCCTGTTTGCCGTTGTTGTGCCAATCAGCCCGATAAATGGCCACCGGCACTTCTCTGGAGGCAGCCCAGCGGTGGGCCAGATAGTCGGCACCTTTGGCCCCACCGCTAATAAGCAGACTCACCGGCATGTAACTGTCGAGAATCTCACAGAGCAGCGTGTAATCGGCAAAGCTGCGACTGCCGATGGCAGCTAATATCACGGACAACAGTTAAACCGACGTGACGGAGTGACGTTGAGAGTGGCGCGAGGGTCTGGTGTATAGTTCATGGCTGTTTATGGACTAGGATACCTCTCGATGCAACACTCTACGGCGCTTTCGCTTGTTCCACGAACCAACCGGCCAAGTCCTGATGGGCCCGTAGTAGTTCCAGGTGCGTTTCCGTTTGTCTTTCGTTTTCAATAGTTGCCCAGCGGCCGTGGTTTTAGTGGCGGCCTCGATGGGCTGGGCGCCACCGGGAGGGACTGCTACGCAACGCCACTTTTCGCACTCACGGCTTACGACCACGCGGGACCGTAACTCAGGCTGCTAGTGTGATGATGCCCGATCAACAGGCTTGCGTAAATCCGAAAATTTACGGATGGTCGCTACATGCGCCGAAAATTGCCTCCACTTTGGGTGGGATGGTTCCTTTGTGCCCTGCTCATTAGTACCCCACTGGTTTCCTGTTCCTCCTGGAAGGCCACCACCTACAAAAGTGTGGGCTCAACCGTCATCACGGCCGACTCCGCCATGCGGGTCTGGGCTGTTTACGTGGCAGCCGGCAAAGCCACGGCCGATCGGGAAGCACAAGTGCGACTGGCTTATAACCGGTACCGCACCGCCATGAACGCCGTTATCGATGCGGGCAAAATCGCCACCACCGCCAACAACACCGCTGCCTTCGATGTGGCCATCGATGTGGCAAGTTCAGCTCAATCCAACTTGGTGGCGATCATCCGTCTGTTTACTAAATGAATCCCGCCCTCATCATCACCATTATTCAAGCCGCTCTGGCTTTAGCCCCGCAACTGACCCAAGAGATTCGGCTCCTGCTCCAACGTGGCGACCCCTCCGCAGCCGATTGGGAAGCGCTGCGAGCCAGGTTAGGTAAATCCTACGACGATTACATTAACGAGGCGAAGTCGGCCAGGGGACCCATCTCTCGATAGGCTCAGAGTTCTGCGTGGCGAATCGAAACTGAGGCGGATTATCCCCATACTGCTGGCTCCAACGCCAGTTGGTGATGGCCCAACGCACCCAGCCTAGCGCCCCACCGAATGGAGTGCGGAACGCCTCTTCGAATTTGCTGCTGTCTAACACCGCTTCACTGCGATGGACGTGCTCTTTTTCGAACTCCTCCTTGTCCCACAAAAACGCTGGAGTATCCCGCAGCCCAGCCTGGATTAGCAAATCCACCACATCGACCGTCCGTAACGCTCCCCGATTGGTGGCGTGATAAATGCCCGGTGGCCCTTTGTGTTCTTTGACCATTTCCAGGGAACGCATGGCAAATTCATGGAGGTACGTGACACTGTTGAGGCCATCCAAAATCATCCTGTGATGCAAAAGCTTGAAGAGCCAGTTGCGCGGATGGTTGCGGGTATCAAAAGGCATCCGAATCCGGTAGATCCAAGCCCTGCAACCGCTGTCGTGCAGCTCATTTTCAGCTGCAATCTTGGTCTGAGCATAGAATTGCCCGTAATTATTGGGCTCATCCTCCTCTGTGAAGACTCCGGGCCCGGTAAAAACGCAGCCGCTGGACACGTGGATGAGGGAAACATCCCATTTCTTACAGATTTTACCCAATAACCGGACTGCTGTGACGTTGGCGGCGTAACATTCCTCCTTATTTCGCTCACAATCGTCCACCGACCGGCCCGTATAGCCCGCCGCGTTGATGACCAGCTGTGGTTTAACCCCTTCGAAGACCCAATCGAGGTTGCTTTCGCGGGTGTAGTCGCTCCAATCACGCGAAAGGACGATTGGACGCAAGCCCAGCGAGTGGGCTGCTGCTAAATAGCCGCTGGCCACGTAGCCAGTACCCAAAACAATGATTTTCACCGGCTCATATACCACTTAATGACTTCAGGAAGTCCAGAAGCCATCGATTCAAGCGGGCACCAGCCCAGTTCCTCCCGGATCTTGGTCGAATCAGGCGCGTAACGGGTGTCATGCCCTTCCCTATCCTTCACAAAGTGCACCAAAGCCCGGTTAACTGGGTCAATCAGGTCACATAACCCGTAAATCAGGTCGATGTTGGCGCAAAGTTTCATCGTGCTGATGTTATAGACACTGCCTGCCCGGCCATGCACTAAAGCCGCCCAAAGAGCCCGGACATGGTCACTAACATGCATCCAATCCCGTACATTGCTGCCTTTCCCGTAAACGGGGATGCGTTTGGCCATCTTAATGGAGCGAATCACGACCGGGATCAGCTTCTCTGGATATTGATGGGTGCCGTAATTATTTGATGAGCGGGTTATGACTGCATCTAGCCCATACGTACGCCGATAAGCCATCACTAACATCTCCCCAGCCGCCTTGCTGGCCGAGTACGGAGAGGATGGACGCAGTGGAGCAGTCTCATTACTAAATCCATGCGTCACCGACCCATACACTTCATCAGTCGACACGTAGAGCAGCCTCCCAACTTTGGCTGTCATCATCGCCTTGAGCAGGTTATGGGTCCCGTTGATGTTGGAGCTGACAAAGATATCCGGGTTGTGAATCGATCGATCTACGTGACTCTCAGCAGCCAAGTGCACAACGTGAGTGATGTGGTGGTGAGTGAGTAGATCGGGCAGCATCGGATCGTTGACGTCCATGTGCACGAATTGATAATTCGGGTTCTCCGCGATGTCCTTCAGATTATCAGGGTTGGCTGCGTAGGTCAGCCGATCCAGATTGAGCACAAGCTCCGCTTCTTTGATGGCGTGTCGGATAAAATGAGATCCAATGAACCCCATGCCGCCGGTACAAAGTAGGTTCATTAGAAGCTAGCCAGGACTAGGCCCGGCGAGGATTGTTTTTTAACGGCGTTGATCTGGGTAGTGCGCAACATGTCCATCGGCGCCTCCGCGATGATGGGATAAGAGAGGGAATCGAATGGATGTTTATGATCGTCTTCCTTGATGTATTCGGCTTCTGTGCCGCTCCGTAAATTGGCGAACATAGCCCGGGTCTTAAACAACTGCGCCGATACGTGCAAGCGTTTCTGATAAAGCAATTCCCAGATTAACTTCACTTTGTCCCGGTTGGAGTTTCGATATTTGGGTGCTGGCTCCAATACAATTTGTCCGTCACTGGCCTCATAGGCGATGCCCGCCTCAGACGTCTCCGCTGCCGACCGTTCGCGGAAGGCGCTAGTGTCTGACCAGTGCCGCCATTTAAGCTCAATCTTGTGAGTCTTCTTATGATAATCGTTCCAGTGCGTGATCTTATCCATGACCGCCTCCACGAATTGGCGGATAGAGATGAACGTTCGAATCACCACTAACTCATCGACGATCGAAAAGCTCACCACCTTGCGTTTAGTCTCCGGGTCTTCAGTGATAATCTTCTCGATCACGTGGAAGCTGTGGTTTTTGCTTTCGCCCATATCCCAGCCACCCAATAGCACCGTGCAGTTGCTGGTTGGCACGATCACTTCTCGATCCTCTGGCAGACAATCGGCCTTCCCCACCACATGTGTCGCCTCATCCCATACATCGGAGAAATGGCCATCAGTGATGTCTTGTTCCCACAGACCAAGGATGAAGCGGGCTCGTAAACTTTTACGTTTGCTGTAGCGGCTCTCCAGTTCCTTGCGTTCCCGTGGATCAAGCTGAGGATTGTCATCGATCATGACTAAGATCCGGTGCAGGCAGGCGCGGAAATATTCGTCTTCACCGTCCTCCGTTGGTTTATCCTTAAACTTAAACCATTTGTCGTGGATCCAATTGTTGGTGCCGCTATCGGGTGGGTTACAATCGCAGATGATCTGATGCTCCTCATACCTCACCTGCGGGCTCATGCGCAGCGCGTCGCAGAAAATGTTAAATGCATGATCATCGCAATACTGGTCGAACTCACTTAACCAAAACATGGAGTAAGCCGGCCCTTTGAACTTGGCCTCTACTTCAGAGGAATGTTCCAAGGAATGGCATTGGATCTCTGAGATCGATCCGTGCCGATTGCGGATACGCACAAAGCTCATCTTGGAGTCACCGGTCGTCTTGGGTCCCTCGGTGACCTTGAAGCCGTAACAGCCCTTCTCCCATTCAACTAACATCTTACCCAGCAACACCCACACGCCCGCGCTCTTGGCGTTCTTGATGGTCTTAGTGACGATGCCAATCATGGCGCCATTGACGTCAAAGGCGTGCCGCAAAATCTTGTGCAAGATCCCAAAGGTTTTACCGCTCTTACGTGGACCGTGTACCAACAGGTAACGGTGATAGTTGTTGAAGATTTCTAACTGCTTAAGGTTCATCGACGGCAGCCACACGCCTGGCTCGTAGATAAAACCTTTGTCATTTACTTTAATCATGGCTAATGGTTGTCTTGCTCTTACTATGCCTACTCAAGTCATATTTGACATGACAGAACCAGACACCAAAGCGCTGATCGATGGCTGGGCCGATAATACCGAATACACTGTCAGTATCAGATTAAAGACCGGGGCAGGCGAAAATCGTAACGTCGCTCAAGCATTGGAGGTGACCGATGAGTCGGCAGGGGAAGAGTCGGAGCCAGCGCCCGTAGAGGAACCGGCGGCCCCACCAACTGCCAAACCGGTGGCTGAGCCAGCTTACTAACGTGTCTGTTCCTATTCAGCGGCTAATTTCCAAGCACAAGCTTGACCCAGACAGCTTAAAGGCAGCGTTCGATCACAAGTCCTTAGAGAAGCGTCCTCAGGTCAAGAAGCTCGTCGAAGCGATCCGGGACGTTATCCGAGATGGCATTAACCGTAACCGCACCGACTATCGCCTCTATAAAGCGATGGATTGGAGTTATGACCAACCTTTCTACCAGGTCTCCTACACCCAGCTGCGCGGGCTCATGTCTAGCCAGCCCGATGACAATAAGGTGTTGGAGACCGTTAATTCCTGGGGCTTATCTCATCTGCTCCCGGATATCTTAGATGCGGACGGCAAAGTCTGTTGCGGGGCCAACGGCAGGCCGCTCAAGGCTGTTAATCTGCCGGTATTTTTCCAGGTGTTTGTGCCTGTGTGCATGGCCTATATCACCATTCGCTGGGCCAAACTATTCAATGACCGAAACCTTAATCCGCTCTACAAATATGAGCCGGTTCAATACACCAAAGAGAACCGGTTTCGTTGCGAGGTGTTGACCCAGATCGTGCAGCGGATGGCCACGCAGTTTGATTATAAGTCAGATCTGAGGCAGACTATCCTGCAAACCCTCCTCTACGGATTCTGCATAAACTTCCCCAGGGAGGCGTGGTTTGTCGAGAAGCAGCTGGACGAAAGCGGGGATGAACAGATCGTGCGCGAAGGGCTGCGCTTCAACATGCCCCATCCTTCCCGCATCTATTACGATCTCTATCATCGGCTCTCCTCGCTTAATTCCAACTCCGGCTGTGAATATGCCGGCTACTGGGAGTTGTGCCGCTACAAAGACATCCACGATAACGAGCTCTATTGGAACAAGGACGCCATCGGCTTTGGCGCCCTGTCCTGGTTTGATATCGGCGTCAGTGACTTCCTGGATCACGTCTTCCCCTGCACCTTAAAATTCCCCAATGTTAACAGTGCCGGCGGCGGGGTGGGCCCACTGGACCGACAGCATGAGGCGGCCTCAACCTATGGGCAGGGCGATTTCAACGCCGCCACGCTGCTCACCCAACATTTCCAGCGCATTATCCCGGCTGACTACGGGCTGGGTGATTACAAATATCCTGTCTGGTTTAGGTTCGTTTACGCCAGCGATACCGCTGTTATTTGGGCTGAGCCGTTGGCCTTTGATCGGCTCCCCACCTATGCCTACGACGCGGACTTCAACCGTTCCCGTTTCCGATCACTGGCGCTAGAGATCATGCCCTTCCAGGATCATGTCGGGAATCTGTTGTCCCAATGGATCCTGGCCGTCAAAGAAAACCTCATCAACCCGGTCTTCTACGATAAGGATAAGATCCCCGCTGAATATTTGAAGCGGCTCCAGAACCTGGGCCAGAAGATGTATAACGGCCGGCTCTTTATCCCCTATTCCGGCACTGAGACCTTGCGCATGAAGGTCGACCAACGGGAGGCGTTCTACGTGCCGCCATTCAGCCACCATCAGACAGGCGAAGTGGCTACGCTTATCTCTGGGGTGCTGTCCATGTTGGACCGGGTCATGCAGCTCTCGCCCCAAGAGATTGGGCAGGCGGCTCAACACGAACAGACCGCTGAAGAAACCCGCGTCATCTCCCAAAACACTTCTACCCGCGTCACCTTTACAGGCTCATTCATCGATGATGGCGATTACGCCAAGAAGGTCGCCATCTACGACGCTACCATGGCCCATGCCGATGATGAGGTGACAGTAGGCATCAGCTCGTCACTGGCCGCTACCGATGCGGAGTTTAAGAAGTTGTTGGATTCGGTCGGTTTTACGATCCAGGACGATACCACTTACGATCCGGAAAATCCCGATGCCATGCGTTCGGTTAAAGGCAAGAAGTCAGCGCTCAAATTGGAGTCATTCGCCTCAACGCGAGATGCCAGCGACCGCATTGATAATCCGGCTATCGCCGACGCGATGAGTAAGATCTTCTTGGCTGTCGCCAATAATCCTGTGCTCATCCAGGCTATCGGTCCAATGCAGTTAGTCGAGTTACTCAATCAGATCATCACCACGACCGGCTTACCCAAAGAATTCAAGTTGAAGGGTAAGCAGGTGGATCTAAACGCTGGCCAAGAAGAACAGGCTAGCCAAGTCCAGGGAATGCTCAAAGAGTTCGCCGGCCAGATCCAGCAACTGGTCGCCTCCAAACAACAGGAGACTCTCCAAATCGCCGGCCAACAAGCCGAGCAGGCTGCCCAACAGGCCGCCGGGCAAGTGGCCCAGGTCATTGGACAACAAGTGCAACAGGTGGCCCAACAAGCGGAGGCCGCCGGTCAACAAACCGCCCAGGCGTTGCAAGCGCAACAGGCCAAGATCGAAGAGCTTGGTCAGGCCATCGATCAGTTAACCCAAGTCATCGACGCGGCTCAAGCCGGGATGGGAATGTTAGCCCAGCCTGCGCCTCCGCCGATGGTGCCGCCCGTGCCTGCCGGTCCTCTGATGGTATGAACTATGGATACAAATATAGTGACTGCGATCGTGCAACAGAAGTCCACCAGCATCGAAGTAATTACCTTAATCTTAAACGCACTGGGCCCTGTCTTGGCGGCAATTGCTGCCTTCTTCGCCAGGTCCGCTGTCGCTGGTGTTAAAGAGGTGCACCTAGCCATTAACTCGCGGTTAGATCAATGGCTCCTACTGGAGCGCAAACAGGGAGTGGAAACGGGTCGGCAACAAGAGCGTGATGATGCAGCTAAGATCAAGTAAATGGCCGAACCGATCGTAGTCACCTCAATCCCCTGCGATCATAGCCAGAAGGCCGAGTTGGAGGCCCTCTTCTCCTCTACTGGCTATTCCCTATTAAAGCGGTTATTGGCTTCCCACTGCATCAAAGAACAAGTTACAGCGGCCAATAAAGGGTTGTATGAGTCGGGGAGTGAGATAGCATCGAGCCAAGCTAAGCACCACCGCCAACGCGCCGAGTACATCAACGCCCTGTTAGATGTGCTTGACGATATTGAGGCAAAAGAGGATCAGTGGTTCTTAGTTAGCCTGGAATGTAAGCGCTAAAACGTTATGCAAGATGTTAAAGCTGTTCATCAAAAATTGCCTTCTGCTTTTACAAATAGCCTTGAGTTCAACCTCCAAAATACAAAAAGGGGCAGGACTTTGGGCCCGGCGGAGGCTTTAACTTAACACACTGGCCATGCCCGATGATACCCAGGTAGTACCCGCCCAAACTACAGCAGATGCTCCACCTACTGCACCACCAACCGATTTACCGTTACCTACTCCGCCCCCTACGCCGGGCCCGGAGGATGATCCTAATCATCAGCTGGCGCTCCTAATTGCCAAGCGTAAGGAACGTAAAGCGCCCAAAGAAGAAGAGCCAGGCAAGGAGCCGCCCGGAGATAACGCCGAAGACAAGGCTAAAAAGCAGGAGAAGCTAGGGGATCTAATCGCTGATGCGCTTAAATTTAAGGGCAAGAAGCCCGACGCCAAGAAGGAAGAACCCAAGGTAGAGCCTGAGCCTCCACCGCCCGAGCCGCCCAAAGCTCCACCGCCCGCTCCAAAGCCTG